AATACACAATACGTATTGAATACGCGCCCGGTAAGACCGCAATCACCCGTAAAAATGCCTATTAAACGCCTGTCAGTTATGTCGCTGGCAAATCGTCCGCCGTCTCATTCTGGACAATGTCCCAAACCCCGTTCGACCCGTCATCAATGCAGATGATCGACCCCACGTTAGACATCATGAACTCGCCGTCGCCTAGCGCGCCTTCCAGCCCGTTGGTCAACTTGCACTTGAACAGCTTGATGTGAACGTCGTCATCTCCATCCGCCAGGCTCTTCCCGTAAATCTTGAAATACGGGAACCGCTCCGCGCCGCTACCCGTCAGTGTATTCGTCCGGGTAGGCGTTGTTCCAGATTCAGTCGCCGTGCGCCCCGTCATCAGCGCATAGGCCTCAAGCGAGATCCCCCCCGCTTCCAGGCTGGCTTCCAGTGCATCCACCTCGCTCACCACGGCCACCGTCTTCCCGTCGCCCCGCAGCTCCCCACTTACCAACCGCTCGGTAAACTGCATCGTCTGGGCATACGGTAAATCCACCTGCGTAGTGCCTGCAATATTCGTCAACTTGATGTCGTAAATGCCAAACGGTTTCTCACCATACCCACTCATCGCTCAACCTCCTGTCTCTCGACCTCTAATTCTTGATTTTTGATGCTTTGTTTTGCTCCAAGCCCCGTCCCCGGGGCGCCCTCCGTTTCCGGGATGGCCAACACCTCGCGCGCCTGCTGCACCCACGCGCGAATCTGCTTCCGGCTGGCCCAAATCGCCTTATCCAGCCGGATAATCCCCTTGTCATCTAAAGCAGCCAAATCCGCCAGCGTCGCGATCCCCGCCAACGCCAGCTCCGCTGCTCGTTGCTCCCCGATCCCATCCAGGCACAACAGCGCATCATCCTTCTCCGCTACAAACTGCTCGTTAGGATCCGTCAATAACTCCGCGACCAGGTCGGCATCATCTACATCTTGTACGAACCCTGTTGCCTGGCTCCACTCGTACGGCCCAACCACTCGCCGTGTTACCTTCGGTCCTACAAAACGAATCTTCATACTCCCAACCCTCAACTTTCAACCCACAACCCTTAACCGCGATAGCGCATCACCTGATAACGGCTCATCGCCATTGCGCAGTCCAGCACCGCATCGCGCTGTCGCGTACGTCCCCTGTGTGCCGGATCTCAAACACACCCTCACCACTGACTCGCTGCCGGTGCAACAGCGCATAAATACGCTCCAGGGCTACGTCAATGGCCGTGTACCCGCTGCGCTCGTAGAACCGGACCACCACAAACATCCGGCTGCTGTGCAGCAGAGGCCCGGCTGCATCATCCGCCTCCACACCTAACAACGCGCACGGCTTGATTTCCCCACTGGCGTTGAACGCATCAGGTGTATCTTGCCGGCTGATCTCCATCCCTGAATACACCCCGCCGGTGAGCACTGCCATCAACGTCATGTCCGCTTCGAGTAGTGTCTCAATCGCGTTCCGTATACTCATCGCCCACAACCAATCATTCGTAATCCGCTATTCGCAATTCATAATTCGTAAAATCGCTTCCGCCGTTCTGTCCCACGTCCCATGCTCCGCCAGCCACGTCGCCGCCTGCCCGCCGAACTTCGCTGCATCCTCCGGGAAAGCGCGACACCACAACATCCATTTCTGCACGTGATCAATATCCGGCTCGGCCCATTCCCCCACGTCGGTCCATGGCCCATAATTCGCGAGACTCATCCAGGCCACACCAACTGGCAGTCCCCAACGCTCGATCTCCTCGGCCAACCCACCGTAATTCGTCGTAATCACCGGCAGCCCCGTCGCCGCCGCTTCCCTGGGAGGCAATCCCCAACCCTCCCCGCGAGATGGAAATACAAAACAATCTACGTCTTGCAGTAACTGCCGTAATCGGGGCCGGAAAAACAACCCCACCAACAGATCCACGTTTGCGTCATTCACTCCCTGCACCCCACGAGGTAGCTTGCGGAAGTGTAGCACCAGTCGCACATCATCCCGGTCGCCAAATGCTTGCCGGAACGCGCGATATGCCACGTCCCATCCCTTTCGCGCGTCTGGCGTTCCGCTCCACAAAAATGTATACGGCCAATCTTCTGACTGGCGTGTCGTTGCCGCATACCGTCGCTTCAACGGAAAATAATCCCGGGGATCTACTCCCCATCGCGCCACCGAAATCGGCACCGTCACCCCGTTTCCCTTGAACACATCCACGTTCCACGGGCACGGCACAACCACCTGGTCGGCGTGCGCGTTCAATGTGTCCACCCAACCTGCCGGCAGCCGCGTCGCCTCGAACATCGTGTGCACGATGAGCGGGTGATCGCCCGTATCAATAAACGGCAGCCAGTCCGGCGTACACACCGCCAGCGTAGGGGCGTCAATTTGCCATTGTTGCACCGGCGCACCATCCACCAATACCGGTTGCCCTAAATCGATCACCTCCACCGCCGCGCGTCGCCGTAGCGCCTCCACGATCTTCAGCGTCCCGTACCCGTATCCATCCCTGGGATTCATAAATCCGGCTACCGTAAAACTCATAATTCCCTACCCTCCATTTTTCTGGGCCGCATCTCCACCAACACATTACTATCGCGCTCATGTTGCCAGATCACATCCCACTCGCGCTCAGTGTACAAATGCCCATAAGACTGGTGCCACGAACTCCGGGGATCAAAATACAAAAACGTATCTGGATGAAATCCGCGCTTATGCGTAGGATCGCGCCACAAATTTTCACTCTCCCATCCCACCGCCTGCACGTACAACGTCCCAGTGGGCTTCAAAATGCGCCAGCACTCGTTCATAAACGCGACCGTGTCCGCTAGACGCTCCAACACATCAATCGCCTCGATGCGTTCAGCGACAGAATCCTCGAACGGCCATGGCGTAACCTCTAAATCGTGGACTACATCCACGTGTTCTAACGCCACCCGATCCACGTGCACACATCCAGGCCTAAAATCCATCCCACATCCAAGCAAAATAATCATATAAAACCTTGCTCCCCTCACATTCCCGGCAGCACCAACTGCGTGGGCGTATCCCCTAACACATCATCCAGATCGTCCTCATTCCCCCACAACCACACCGCCAGATTATTCGCGATCCCCACCGCCAAACTAACACCAAATACATCCATCGGAGGAACCCCCAACCACGAGGCATAATCATCCATCGCACCCCACAACTGCGTTCCGTTCAGCCATCCCCGCAGGCGCGCGACGAACGTCGCGTCATCCATCAACACTGCCGTCTTGTAACACAAACACTGCACGTGGATGGGCAACACAATCTCCCCCTTCGGATACACCCCCGTGCCATCTTCCCCGCTGGTCACCACATCCTCACACGCGCACCCAATAGCCGGGTGACTGGGGCTTAGATGGATCTCCTCCTTTTCGATCCACGGCATCTTGCCAAACACCGCATCCGTCGCCAAATGATGAATCACTTGAAACTCATTCCGTGCCAGGCGCAGCGCGTTATACGCTACCCCTTGTCCCGCGCACGCCGAATCGGTGTATAGCCCGGTGCGATCTCCGCCCGCAATTTGCGTCTTCGTCCGCTTATATAACCGCGTGCTCGTCCAGCGTGGGCAATCGCGTCCCGCGCCCAAGTGCGACTCCAACACCTTCGCCAGATTCCACGCACTATTCCCCTCCGCCACCCCCTGCGCCAGAATCTGCTGGATGCCGTTCCACGATGTTTGATCCAGTTGCCAGATCCGCTGACTCAATCGTATCCCGTCCCCATACAACCGATCATTGGCCGCCTGCATCACATCCTGCAACTGTGGCCCAAACACCGCGTTAAAATCCGCCTCAGATCCTTCCTGTTCCTCGAGCCTACGCAATTCGTAATTCGTAATTCGTGATTCGCTTAATCGTTCCCCCGCTACCTTCCCCGCCCGCCGGTGCTCTAGTGCCAGCCGCCCAAACGCCAGGCTCCCCGCCTGCCAGCGCGCCGCCGCAAACAACGCCGTCCACGCGCTAAAGAATGCCTGCCACGCCTCCAACAACTCCCGCTGCGCGAGCAGATACCCCATGCCATCGAGCTTACCCTCGTCATTCGCGTGCTTGCTCAGCAGACCGCGAAACGTTGCTCCCAAATCCAGCAGTCGTTGGTGCGTCGCTCCCATAAACCACATTTGCAGCCGCATCAACCCCGCCTGGGTTGCTTCCGCTTCCTGCCCAATTTGAATATCCGCTAGATCAGACATTGTTCCTTTGCGGGAAATCTTCCGCTCGTCTCCAGGACCAGGACAAAGTTCTTCTGGTCTCGCAACACACGTGTCTCACCAACACACGATTGAACAAACAGCCGATGATCGTGTTGAACAACCCCAACCACGACGTGCCGCGCAAATAACACCGGTCGCGCATCAACCTAATCCTCCCATCAATCGATCCAGATTTCCTGCTATGACTTCTGGTGTTCCCTCTGCCGCATCCCCCTGGGGAATCATCAGCGCATCCCAATCCAGATCGGGCAGAAACCGCTGGATCAATGTCCAGATTGCCGGCTCGGGCAGCCCCAGTGCGCGCAGCCGCACCCCGGCCTCAGCGATATCCCGCAAGTCGGCGGCTTTCAATACCTTCTTTGCCTTCCAGTGATAGGTCACCGCCAACGCATCCGGCAAAATTCCGACCAACAGCCACGCCAGCTCGAACAGCGGTGTCAAAATCTCCTTCTCTACCCAGGGACGCAGCGCCTCCAATGTCTCGTCATATTGTTCCTTCTGCTCCTGCAAAACGTCCCGGTTCAAATCCTGCCCGTACCCCAGGAGCGACATCGGCACCGGCGAAGAAATCCACCAGGTGCGGATGTGGTGTAAAATATCGGCAATGTCCCCTAATCGCGCATCCCCCTCAACCGTCTTAATCTCCGCCGTCCCAAAGAAATCCTGAATTGCCGCCAGTGGCTCATCCAGAATGTCCGCATTCTTTTGCTTGTAGGCATCGATCTCCTGGGATATGGTTCCGGGTGGGAACTGGTGATTGTACTTCATTCCTGCGCGTGTCTTGCGCCGGGTTGCTACGTCCTTCTCTCCCTCGACGATCCGCTTCCACGGCCCCGTCGCGCTCTTGAACAACGGACGCCCGTAACGACTGCCCTCGTCGTGGCTCCACCGGGCGTGAACGATCTGCCATTCCGCAAACCACAGCGCGTCACGAGGAGGCTCCAATCCCGTCACCCATGCATCGTCGCTGTACCAAAACGCCCGCGTTGGATCGCCAAACGTGTCTTGCTGATTGCTGTTGCGCCGCATCTCCAACGTGGGCTTGCGCGTCACCTCGACGATCTCCTGCCCCTCACTCACCGCGACTTCCAGGAAACTGTCCCCATCCCGGGCCGAAAGGCGGATCCAATCGTCGAGCCGTGAGACCAAATCGAGCCGCTGTATTAAATCGACCGCCACCTGATCGGCCTCTGGATTCCCCGTCGTCACCTCGAACCCCGCGCCCACCATATCCCGCGCCAGCGAGTGCAGCACCCCATCGGCGCGCGGATCCTCATCGTACATCCGGCGGCACGTCTTAATCACGTCCCGCCGTACTCGATCCGCACTCAGCCGTGCCAACATATCCGTCGCGCGCGCCTTTGGCCTGGGCATCTCATCGCGTGTCGTCCGCTCCCCTTGATCGCGACTCCGCCACTGCTGCCACACTTTAGTAATCTGGCTAATAAGTCCCATAAAAATGCTCCAAGCCCCGTCTCGGGGTGACTCGTACCGCCATCATCGAAGAACTCCCCGCATCATATATTCCAGCCGTCCCAAATTACTCTCCAACGTACTCATCACAATCGCAAATCGGCTGTTCAATTCCAGGAACTTCCCGTAATACACCGTGTGCCCCAACGTAATCACCAACCTGTTCATATCGCCGGAGATCGTCACCGTGTCCGTTTTCAAACCGGGATCGGCACGCACTTGCCCTGTGATCGGCTGCAAACCAAACCCATCCACCGCGAAAAACAACCCGCTACGTGCGTTCCCCGTCCGGTCTTCCCACTTTGCCCCACTGCGGGCCGCCCCCTGCACTGAGGCTCCCCAGTGCGCCGCGATCGCATGCAACACCACAAACAGCCGCCCACCTTCCCCAAACTCCCGTTCAATTGCCCTGGAAATATCGCTCGGCGGCTTCACCCACCGGAACCCGAACCCATCCTTCACCACCCCCTTATCCCCTATCCCTTATCCCTTAGCCTGTTAATATCTTTTAGCAGCCCTTTTCAGTCCTATTATTCCGCCAATCCTGCTATGAATACGCGCGTAATCGCCATCAAAAATGTCCATTATTCAACGACCTCCGCCTCCGCGATCACCCCCGCGCGCTGATTGGGCCGCACCAGAGCCACCTCATAGAGCACATCATTCCCATCGTTGAACCGGTCGCCCGGCTGCACATCCCCGGTTGTGCCGAACAACACCACCACGCGCCCGCGACTCTCCCGCGTCTGCCCGCTTTGCATCACGCGCCCCTGACCGCCGATCCGTGCGATGCGCACGCTCTGCGCGTCCAACGTCGCTGCCCCGCGTCGAATCGTGATACTCTGCGCGTTATCCGCCCGGACCGCCACCAGATCCGCAGCCGCCTGCGTCCAATCCATCATACGAGCTGCTCCAACCCATCGTACCGTGCCCGGCTGCCCCCCATCCCGACCGCGCGCTGCACCGCCGCCAGATACTGCTGCTCCAGATCGCTCGCCACCGCGCTCAACCGCTCCGAAGGCGAGGCCTTCTTCACGCGCTCATCCCCAATCGCATACTCTGTGATTTCCCCTGTGCCCGACGTGATCAGGCTGAAGGCTTGTGCTCTCAATGCCAAGGCCTGCGCCTTCAATAGCAAAATCCCCACATCCTCATCCGTCAAATATGGGTATTCATCGTCATCGTCCAACACGTGCCCTGCTGCATAGCGCAGCGTGCGGTCCAGCGTGTAAGTTGGGATGGGGGTGAAGGTGATCGTTTTACCGTTCACCGTAAATCGTTCATTCCAGTTGGACGAAAGTGGCACAATCCCACTAGCCGTGTGAATCACTCCCTCAAGGTCCGCAAAATCATCCAGCTTGATGACAAACAAAAAATCATCCGGCAGACTGTATGCTGCTGTCCCACTCACAATACTCAGCGTCGTAATCAACGACATTGGCTTCCGGCGGGAAAAATCTGCCGCCGCATCCTTTACCGCATTCTCATATTGCGTCGCCGTCGGAGACCCGTCGCGTGCCGGAATATCCGCTTGCAGCCGCGTAACTAAATCTGCCAGAGCAATTCCCATCCCTTACCTCACTAGCGAAGAAACCGTCGACGGATTCTTCGTGACTATCGCACCCCCCACTGGTAATTGATCACCGCCGAAGCCGCTTCCTCAATCACCTTAATGGACTGCCCCGCCGACATCGCCAGGATATACGTCTGGCCCGCGTATAACAGCAACCCCGTCGTCGCGGTCGGTGCCGTCCCATCGAGACGCATCCGCACATTCTGCGTCTCAACCGTAATCCACAACGTATTGGCCCCGGTAGGAGATGTCAGCGTCACCGCGCTGCTCAGCGTCGCATTACGCACGTGCGCACCCACCACCGCAAACGGCGCGTCAATCACCTCAACCTTACCCTGCGGATTTATCGCCATCGTAGGCCTCCAACGCGGTCACAATCTCCTCAGCAGAAGCCTTCCCAATCCCCTTGATCGATTTCAGATCATCTGCCGCCGAAAGGATGTCATCATGCACGGCTGCTTGTAATTCCGCGTTCGCGACCAATACACGCAACTGTTCCACCGTATGCACATCGAAATCCCGCAGCGCCTTCTCTGTACGTACAGCAAGCCCCAGTGCGCCAATATCTTCAGCCATTGGCTCCTCACTGTTCCCTTGCTCCCCTGCAACCTGCAACCCACAACCCTCGACCAACTCAAACGCACCAGGATCATCAGCAATGAGATGTGCCGCCAATTTATCCCCGATCTCCACCACCGCACCCGGGTCTCGCCAGTGATGCGCCATCACCCGCCGCTTCAACACCCGCACCTTCGCCATATCCACCTCCCTATAGATTACGGAGAACAGCGGGAAATCACCGCTGTTCTCCGCCGGCGTCCGCAGGACGCCCTTAATCGTTTCTGAACAACACCTTCACCGTCGGCGTCACCGTATCATCGTGCTCGATCTTGAACCGCAAATACTTCCCGGCCAGCGGAACCCGCAAGTAATCCGAACTATCCGCACTCAAAACAATCTGGTACGTCGCCTCCGTAGGCGTCGAACTCACCGAGGTCGTGGTCGTCGCCGTAGTCAAACCCGTGCTGGTTATTACCGCAGTCGTACTAGCCAGCGTGTCCGCGATATACGTATACGTTGCATCCACCCAATTACTGGCATCCGCACTGTACTGCGGCGTCACCGTAATCGTCGCCGAGGGCGTGATGTCCACCGTCACAAACACATCCGCACTGTGATACAACCAGGTCAAACTGACGTCCGCGCCAAAAATAGTCTTGGGAGAACTGGTATAGGTGACCGTCGAACCCGCTACCACAGCACCATTCCAGAACGTATCCGGACCGCGCAGCCCCACCACCGTCCCCGGCAGCGGTTCACCCGGTTGGCTGGCCGCCACACTCCCCGCCAGCCCGATAACCAGCGCCAATACACACAACCCCACCAGGGTCAAACTTCGCTTAAGCTTCATCGTTTCATCTCCTGATAAACATAAAGTTTGTAATGGGAAGTAGGAAATAATGAACCTACCTTTTACTTCCTACTTCCTACTTCTTACTCCACATCTACGCGATCTTCACCAACGCACCCTTCTCCGCCACCGGCGCGTCCGTCACGTTATACTCCTCGGCATAATACTGATCTGCCGCAATGAGCTTGCTCGTGCTGCCGGCCACGTCGTAGGTCGGATACGGCCCCTTGATCGTCATCGGGTTGAACACCCAGTGCATTACCATCTCACGATTGGCGACCAGCAAGTAACTATCGCTGAACTCCGTGCTGGCGAAGAGCGGATACCCTTTGACGCGCCCGACAAACCCGTTAGCGTTCAACACCGCGTCCGGGAAACCATCCCTCTTGAATCCCGACCAGTTGCTCAGCAAATCCGCGTTTGTCTGGCTTGCCACTATAGCAGTCGGTTCATAGTAGCGATTCCATACTTTCACCCCGGCCTGCCCGATGTATTTCACCAGAAGATCAAGGCTGTCGGTCGCTGCCGTCCACGTCCCCGAAATATTGCTCGCAACACTTAACGCCGCGCTCAACCCCATGTACAGCACACCTTGATCGATCAAGCGTCGAATGCGCTCCACCAGTGACGACAGCGTTCGCTGCGTGGCATCCCAACCGATCTGACTGCGGCTAAAGACCACCGCTTCGTTGCTGATTTGCTGCGCCAGGCGGTCGGCTGCTGCGTCCACCGTTTTATAGGTCAGATTGATCTCGCCGCGCTCAATGGCTGCCATTTCGCTCTTGCGCACGGCAGTATAGGTATAGTCTACCAACAACGATGCGCCATCAGAAATACTGCCCCCGCTCAGCGTCTTGATGCGCCCGCCGGCATAATCGATGACGTAGTCGGTGCCTTCTGTATACGTAGTGCCTGCCGGGCTTGTAGTCACCACCACCGTGCCTGGCGTAAGCCGCTTGTAGTCCAGAGCCACCCAGGTATCATCATCAGCCGTCACCGCTTCATCCGTCACCGTTCCGGTATAGCCCGTGTCCCCGCTGAACGCCTCGTAGTACAGCCGGAAAGGACTGACGTCGGTCGTGCCGAACATAAACACATTCGCCGCAATTAACATCGGCGTGGCTTCCGCTACAACCGCCCGACTCACACTGTACGGCAGATTCAGATCAGTCGTGATCTCCGCCTCCTCGAACATCTTCGCCTCGTGAATCAGATATCCCCTGTATACCTCATCAAAGCGCTCAAGGTACTTCGTAGCGAAAATTTCTGCTTGTGTCACCGGCTTTCGATGATCCCAGCGCCGCACCATTCCGGTGCGCATCATCGCCTCTTGCAGCTCCCAACCTGCGCGCGCGTAGGCCGGGATACCCAACTCGTGCTCGATGACGGGCCCCATAGTCCGCAGGCCACCCGCGAACCCCCGGCTTTCCAACACCAATTGTGCCTGAATCGCGTCATACTCCTTGCGCTTCTCGACGATCACCGCCTTTGCTTCCTCAATTGTCGCCGGCGCAGCGTTTTTCACCGCCTCGACGAACTGCTTGCGCATAAAGTCCGCGTACGGCAGGTCTTTAACCTGGCTTTCGATGTACTCGCGCACTTCACGAGCGCGCTTCTCCTCGCGCAGCCGCAATAGCTCCTCGGCCTGCGCGCGCATCGCCTCGGTGATGTCCGCCGTCTCGTTCAGCCCCAATAACCCGCGAAGCTCCTGATCGTGTTCTGCCAACAGCTTCGCCCTGCGTTCATCCTCCAACGCCTTGCGTTGGAGGGCCTCTTCCAACTCCGCCTTCTTCTTGGCGTCGTGCTCCTCCTCAATCTGCTTCACCAGATGAGGATATTTCTTCCGCAGTTCCTCCAAATCCATCGTTTCATCTCCTTCGGATTCCTGATCCGCTGATTCTTCATTCATTCTTGATTCAAAGAACGTAACCCCTGCATTAGGGTCGCTCTGATTGTTAGGCGCGGTCAAGTCATAACCCGTGATCGTAGCCCACAACACCTCCTCGACCTTTTGCCCATCCACCTCCACGATTTGTGACTCCCCATACGCGCGCTGACTGATCCCCGGAATAACGCCGCCCTGCATCTGGGCGCGAATGTCCTTCCCTTTGCTGGTGCCTAATAGCAGTCCCTCTAACAGCACGTGCGTCCCATCAAAATTCACGTCCTGCCAATTGACCACCGTTTCCAGCACGTGAGGACTTCGATGTCCCTTGTCTGACGGATGATCCGGTTCCCCGGTCAGCGATTCCCGGAGACGCCCTTGCCCGGCACTCTCGTGCAGATGTGTCTTTAACTCCTCGATCGCTGCACGCAGCACTCCGGCAGAATAGCGACGGCCGTTGGCATTCACCACGTCCGCCGTAATGCCGACTCCCTTGACTGTCCACGGCCCTTCAGCGT